TAGGTTAATCTTGTAGCGACTCCAACCTCTCCTGAGTAACGGTTTTTAAGAACTCGCACAGTTGTTGTATTGTTGCTATCTTCGCTTTGTTGGTCTCTCTCCAGAGCGATGACGCTATCGCTGATTTGAGAGATCGAGTGAGATCCTCGTAGTTGTCCGAGGGATACACGTCCTCCTTCCTCGTGCGTATTACTGTCATTGCTACTTCTCCTTAAGTGCGATACTAAATAAAGGGTGATACCTGTACGCTCAACTAAACTACGTAGTCTAGTCATTGTACTGTCTATCATTCTTCTCTCATCACCATCAAGTCCTGATAGTAATATAGAGAGGTGGTCTAGGAATATAACACGACATTCCAATCCACTGGCAAGGTATTCGATCCTGTTGTAAATAACATCTGGGTCAAAGCTACCAAAGCCATCAAAAAGAAAAACGTTCCAATTAGCGAGCGTAGCATCAAAAGCCTCCTTAAGTTCTGTTTCTTCGTGTTCTCCGATGTGGAGTGCTTTACCTACAGCTGCTGACATCAAGCCAAGAGCTGTACGTTTTGTGTTTGACTCCAACTCTAGTATACCTACAGTCTCTCCCTGTTTACACAGGTCAGTTGCTAGGTCTCTAACAAATGAAGTCTTACCACTGCCTGTACCGGCTGTGATCGTAATAAGTTCGCCATATCTTATACCATGTAGCTTTTCATTGAGTCCACTATATTTGTACTCATGGTCACATGGTTTAGTTGGTTCAGTAACTACATCAAATAGTTGCTTACCATCTATGATTCCGTCTGGTCTGTATGGCTTGGCGTCCCAGATGGCTTTTCTGATGCTGTCAGAATCCCCAGCTTGGAGAGCGTCTGAAGCATCTTTATAATTCTCGAGACGGGCAACTTTGACTCGGCCAGATGGGAGTATTCCCGTGGCAGATTCAGTGGCCGCACGCCCTGCTTCGTCGTTGTCGAAGAAGAGGACGATCTCTTGGTATCCTTGTAGGAAGGGGATGGCTTTTTGGAGGTCTTTCTTGGCTGACGCCGCACCATGAGGTAGGCTGACCATCGGCCAACCCGACATAACCTCGTAACAAGAGGCAGCATCTAGTTCTCCTTCTGTAATTACTATTCGCTTCCCGTTGGTGGGGAAAAGATGTTGACCAAAGAGTTGATCTGTTTTTCCACCTTCGTAATGGAAGTCTTTCTTTTTTGATTTAATTTTGAATCCAACAACATCGCCGCTTGCATTATAATATGGGAAGCGGAGAGTGTTTCCGTATCTGTAGATGCGGTAGAACTGGTTGGTGGATTCGCTGATTTTCCGTTTATGCAGCTGTTCAGCTGATCCGAGGAATTGTACTCGTTCATTATTCATTGTGGGTGTAGGTGTGTCCCCTTCCGCAGGGGTGTATGTCTGGCACGCAAAACAGAACTTGTGACCATCAGAGTAAACTGAATTAGCATCTGATGAACCACAGTTGTTACATGGTTCGTGTGCCACAAATTCGCTTTCATTCATTATATTAACCAATCTATGGGGATTGCGTGTGCTGATGCCCATTTGATGCCATGCTTCTCACACCATTGGGCATAAGTTGTTTTGGATTTCTTGCTGATCTTATTGTAAGGAGCTTGAAATACCATACGTAAATCAATATCAGGATTGTCTCGCATGACTGCTTTGATCTTACGTCTGTCTTCTGGGTCCCAATAGCCTTTGGTCTCTAGCATTACGCCATTGACCAAGACAAAGTCGGGATTGTAAAGGTGCTGTATGGTATAAGCAACCTTGTGGGTCTCATACTCATACTTAGCACCAACTTGATCTAGAACAGAGGCAACGCTCTGCTCCAGCTTAGACCTAAAAGTCTTCGTCTTCTTCGACATCTGCTACTACTGTCTCTGGGTTTCTTGCGACTGCCGTTGCTGTGAAGCCTTCAGTTGTACCGAACATGTCGGCTACAGCTGCTTCATCCATGCTATCTGTGTCTACAGCAGCACCTTCTCCTACAGCAACAACTTGTACGCCAAGCAGTTTAAGAGAACTTCCGTAGGTAACGCCATCCCTGAGTATGTATGGCTTCTGAAAGAAACCAAGCTTAACTGTTGAGCCACCATATAGTGGTGTCTTTGCATCAGTGACTGGTGTACCCTCTGTGTCGACAACACCGGGTCTCTTGTCTTCTCCCCACGAGAACTTGATTTTGTATTTACCATCAGCTACCTCTTCCCATGGTGTAGGTTTTAGGGTGGCTCTTTTTGGATTCTTGAGCTTGCCTTCAGCCCATCTAAGGACTTCGGCTCTTTCGGTCTCTAGCTTGTCAATTACATCTTCGCCAACAATAGCAGCGAGTGAGTAACCGAACTTGCCGGGTTCTAGTATGGCTTGGAAGCCTTCTAATTTGATTTCGTCTGTAACGTGTACGTTCTTGGGCATTTTAACAAAAAAAGTAAGTTGATTCAATAACCGTCTCGGGCTGTAAGTCGCCTATGATCGGTGGTTCTGTCTCTGCTCCAACATAAAGAGCAAAGGTTCTGAGGTAGTCATGTTCTGCAAACAGAATCATGTATGTTTCCCTTATTATAGCACTAAGTTTACCCATATCGCAAGCCCTGCTTAACACACTGTCATGTATTAGTGCAATCGGCTCATCGAATTTACGCACAGCTAGGTGTAAGAGGCTTGCATCTAAACTATGGATAAGGTTAGGAGCTGTAGCTGCCTTGTGCCTGTTGATGTCGACATCCTTCCCATCTTCTACAGCGATGGAAAGATCGCAACGACCTAATAGCTGTAGCTGGATACGTTCTATCTTCTTCTTGAAGTAACGCTGTCTAACTAGGAAGCCAGAAGGTGTCGTCCATTCTATGTGATCTTCGCCACGTTTGATGGCTTGACCTACCTCACTCTCTATCCATCGCATAACTGACATCGGCCCGGGCACTACTGCCTGCATAGCCTGACGAACTGATTGAACAATGATTGTGAGGTCATCTTTGTCTACATCTAAACCTTTCTCTTCGAGTGCAGCCTTGATGTAAGATCTATTAGAGTAAGCCTTAGCATTGTATGGTATAGTCATAACAGTACGCTTGACGCACTTTCTATCCCATACTTCTCTATACTTCTCTGGTATGTAAGGTTTTGATACTTCTGCAACAACTGCATAAGCATCTTGTGGTTTGTGTGATGGTACAACATTAACAAGTCTAGCTGTGGACTTATCACGGGCTAGGCCAGCCAATATTTGGAGACCTGAGCATGTAGCATCTGTTGCCACAGGTAATGAGGTGGTTAGTCGTTCCTTAACTATTATACATTGATGGAACTCTTCGCACGCTGCTAAGAATAACCACGGCTCATCTGCTGCTTCCCAATCGCCAAGATTAGCGATAGGATCAAGTGAGACACGTGAGATTAGTGACCAGTTGTCATGTGTCCAATCTAGTCTCTCTTGCATTGTAGCTTTATCTAATCCGTAAGTTGTAGCTACTTGGAAGGCAAGCCAATCCTCTGCATCCTCGTTCAAGGCGACAGCATCAGCAAAGTTAAGTAAACTTTTACCAAAGTCTGTGTCTTGTGGTGTGAGAAATGCAGGGATAGGGTAGGCTCGACCTCTGTAATCAAACGACCACGGAATGTAGAACTCTCTGTCCTTGAAGCGTGCGACAGCCTCCATAGTCATTCTTGTGCGACAGGATCTCTTGAACTCTGCTGCTCTCTTATTCATTACCTCTGCTGCCTCACGTCTATACTTCTTACGTGCCTCTTTATTCTCGGCAATGTCGACGGGCTTTGGTGGTAAATCATAATGTACGATAGGAAGGAATTTACCAACACTGACACCTCTTTCCTCTAACAGCATAGCTGTGTTCACTACGAACGGGTTTAACCGATATTTTACCTGTTGTATTTTATTAAGAAAAGACAGTGGAATTTCTCCCTGTATAAGTGCGTGATCACCTCTCCTGACTAGCTCATGACCTTGCATGACTTCATTCAAGATGTAACCGCCGGGCTCAGTGTTCGTCCAATCCTTTGGTGGTACTAGCATCGGCCATGCGAGTGGTGAGAATAGCTCTGCATTTGCCATCACCTCATCCTTGATGTCCATAAACTCAGCTGTTGGTACAATGTAGACAGTAGTCTTACGTCCAACACGCAGCCTTTGCTTATAAAACCATCCACTAGAATCCATGATGCAATCAAGTAACCAACCGCCTAGTTTGGTACGTATGGATGTACCCCACGGTGTCCATGGTTTAACATTATATCTGTTCATTAGCGTCCTAATTACTACGAGCTTCTGTTGTGTACCTATGGCTCTGTGCCAGTAGTTGTCCTTGAGTGTCTTGAGTAGAGCTGGTGCGTTCTCTTCATAGTGTCGCATCTGACATTCATCCTCGATAGATTTGCCAATGGCACTACATATATTTGTAGCTGTGTTGCACTTATCTTTGTAACCGAATACATTGTCAAATGTAACTTTACAAGCGATAGCCGCAGCAGCTAGTGCTTCGATATTAGATAGGTATTGGTGTATGTCCTTGAAAGCAGCACCATACTTACCTTGATGTATCTTTGTATTTGTATCTTCTATACGTTTTACAACGTGTGGTAACAGCGTGTCGATACTACTCACGCCATATATACTGGCTGACGAGTAGTTCTGCTGCTCTAACTTGAATGTCTGGTCACGCAAACGCTTCAGACCTTGACTAATCTGTGACCTTTCTAGTTCTAGCTGCTCCGCTATCTGGTCTTGTGTTATATCTGTCTGCGAGTTCATCTTTTATCTGTCCAAGTAGGTGTCTTTCTATCTCTTGATAGTGTGGGTGTGTTGTGTCTAGCATATCTAGAGCCTGTGAGTAATATGTGTAAACATCACTCGAAGGGATCAATTTGTTTCTTCTCATTGTCTGTAAGGTATTTGTAGGGTTTCATGTGCTGTATGTGGTCGTGAGTGCAGATAATGAACTCCTCTTCTTGCTCCATGATAAGTTTAGCGACCTTTTTACGAGCTGATTTGTGTTGTTGATACACGAACTCTTTGATCTTACCAGTCTTGCAGCTGATTGTACGTATGATACAGTCATGCGACTCTGGTATATCCCAGCCGTTCATCTTCCAATCCATAAAGTCTTCGTACTCGATAGACATAAACCATGATGCTGGTGCTTTGGCTATTCTATCATAGTTGTTGGGAAAGTATTTCTTTGTCATAGGGTCTGTAACGTCTGTTAGGGTTTGCGTGTTTGTCAAGGTACACGTCCTTGAGGGTGGTGTTGTACCACTCCTTGCACATGGTGTCTGCTCTGTATGCAGCTTCCATGTCGTCCTGTGCCATAAAACAGAAGGATCTGTCGTCTGTTGTGTCACAGCAGTAGTACTGATAGGTCATGATGTGTGTGAGTGGGTGAGTTTTTTAATTAGCATTTTGGCACGTTTCTTGGCTGCCCGTAAAGCTTGTGGCTTTTTGGTAGGCTTCTGTGCTTTCTTGCTGTGGTGTAGGTAATTTGGTACTTGCATTGTTCCAGTGGCGGATTACACCGCTAATAATAAATATGTTCGTGATAAGGTATGTGAACAGTATGATGGTACGAACGATAGCTACGACATTGTCATAGTCACGAGTTTTGTCGTCTGCAAAACTACCGAGTGCATACTTCCATATCTTCCAGATCATTTGGCTATGTATGGATACTGTTCTGAGTCTGGGTAGTACCAATCTGCGAGTTCATACTCCATACGGTTGCAATGATTCATAGCATACGCACCGGCTTTGCATTGATTGGTAATTGTATCTGCGTCGACCTCGACCTTAATCAACAAATACATAGGTTTTAGGTTAGGTACGATCATAAGTACCCCGCTATCTCACAGCCGGGCTCGTCATAGAACCACGAGATGGATACGTCAGGATATTGCTCTCTGAGTGCATAACATATAGCTTCTGGTGGCGACCATGCTGTATTGAACTCTATCTCTACAGACTCAGGGTCGTCATCTGTAACTA